ATTGAGAACCGTGTAAATGGATACCTAAATAATCTGTTACAAACACAAGATGTAGATTATGTTATCGCATCTGACACTGACTCAATCTATATTAATTTCGGACCTCTTGTTGATAAATTTTTTGGTAATCTCACTGGTAACAAGACTAAACTTGTTAACATACTTGACCAGATCTGCCAAGAGAAGTTGGAACCATTTATTGAGGAGAGTTATCAGGAGCTTGCGACGTATGTAAATGCATATGCCCAGAAGATGCAAATGAAGAGGGAGAACATTGCAGACAGGGGCATCTGGACAGCAAAGAAAAGATACATCCTCAATGTGTGGGATAGTGAGGGTGTAAGGTATGAAGATCCTAAATTGAAAATCATGGGTATTGAGGCTGTTAAGTCATCTACACCTGCGCCATGTAGGAAGATGATTAAGGATGCTCTCAACCTTATGATGGGTGGCACAGAAGATGAGGTCATTGACTTTATTGATGATGCTAGAGCAAAGTTCAAGAAGATGTCTCCAGAAGAGATTGCCTTCCCTAGAACTGTGAGTGATGTTAATAAGCATAAAAGTCACTCTACAATCTATGCAAAAGGGACTCCTATTCATTGTAGAGGTGCTCTGCTGTATAATTACTATGTCAAGGAAAAGAATCTTGACACCAAATATTCTCTTATCAACAATGGGGAGAAAATCAAGTTTATTTACTTGAAGAAAGCAAACCCAATCAGAGAGAATGTTATCTCCTTCATCTCAGACTTCCCAATGGAACTTGGTGTTGACAAGTATATTGACTATGACCTACAATTTGACAAAGCCTTCTTGGAACCTGTCAAAGTCATTCTTGATGCCATTGGTTGGAATGTTGAGAAAGTTGTAAACCTGGAACTATTTTTTTCCTAATGGACCTACCTATTAACGACAAAGAACTTGCTACAATTGTTAGTGCTCTACGCCTTGGTGGAGATGCTGCCTTGTATCAAAAACTGATGAAGATCAAGGAGATTAGGGATGCCAATCCTGGTGGTCCTTACAAGAAGATTGCTCGTGAAGAATTTGGATTTGTGCTGTAATGGATTTTTTAAAAGAGATTGTAAAAGAGATTGGAGATGACTACACCCAACTCGCAAGAGACATCGATGACACAGAAAAATTTGTTGATACAGGTTCGTACATTTTTAATGGACTTGTTTCAGGGTCTATATTTGGTGGTGTATCTGGGAATAAGATTACTGCCATTGCTGGCGAGTCTAGCACTGGAAAAACTTTCTTCTCGCTTGCAGTTGT